AGACACTTTGCGGAACGTCAAAAGCCGCTGTTGCGCCTCAAGAATGCCCTCAGTGCTTTCCAGCGTATTCAGCGCCAAGTTCTCGGCAAAGCTGCGCAACTCTTGCGCCGTCCGACCGGCTGCGCCGCCCGTCGCCTTAATGACGGCCTGTATCCGAAACATGGTTGTTTCAAACTTCTGCGCTTCGGCAACTGACCTAGAAAAGACCGTGCCGATTGCCGCAACGCTTACCAGTCCAGCCGCAAACGCTTTGACTGCCGACATTGCCTTGCGGGATGCGCCCTCAACATCTCCAAGGCCGCTAGAGACGCGCTTAAAGCCGTCCTCTGCCTCTTTGGTGTCTGCGGTGATGACCGCCTTAATCTTGGGAAGTGCCATTATTCAGGCTCCAGCAATTTGCTAAGTCGGTCGATCTCGGCTTGCGATAGCTGCCCCTTTTGCTTTGGGGCTTGCTCGTTTTGGCCTTGGTGGAATTGAGCCTCCACGAACCACTCAACCATCGTCATGTCCCAAAACTCGCCCGGTTGTATGCCCCATTGCCTTGCTGTAACATACATGCCGGTCCAATCTATTTGGGTCGGGATTTTGCCTTCTTTGCCCCGTTCACTGCCGGGGCTGGCAAGTTTTTTGACGCAGCGTCCGGCGGGGTGATGCAATCGCCAATGGCTTGCACAAGCGGTCCGATACCGTTGCCGCTATTGTTGGTCAGGTCAGCATATAGTTCGCCCAACACGTCATCCTCGTCAACGTCGCCGCCGCCTTCCTTGACCATCTCCGAGATGATGAAGGCCAAAGCGGGGAGCGGGACGTTGCGCCCGTCCATCGTGGCAACCACGCCAAGCAATGTCTGCGGTGCAAGGCCAGCATCGACCCGACGCAGAAACTTGTTGCTTGGCGTAAACCAGTATTCCTGCCCGTCATATTCAATGCGGGTTTCGCGAAAGACGCCAGCCATCAGGACACCGTAATCGCGCCGGAGCTTTCCAGCGACATGGTGAACGTGATTGTGTCGGCCTGTTCGCCGGTCGCCTCAAACGAGGTGATGAAGAACGATCCGGTGTAGGTCGCAAAGCTGCCGAACGCCACACGGAACGCATGAAGTGCACTGTCGGAGCCTGCCGCCGCCGCAAGTGCGGAGAATGTTGATGCCGTTGCAACACCCGTGCAAGACAGCGACATGCTCTTGACACCGATGTCATCCAGATACGTCCGCACGCCCGCATCATCCTTGTCGGTGATGTCGATTGCTTCGTTGTTGAACGTCAGGCTGTCGGTGCGCGCGCCCGCGACAACTGCGAATGTGGTTCCGTCCGACGCATATTCGATCCGTAGATCGCGTCCTGCTTCTGCTGCCATTGTTTTGCCCTTTCATTGGCTTTGCAAAGTTATACCACGCAACTGCAAATCTGCAAAGTCACGCTATTCACTTGAGTAAGTCACTCGAAACGTCATCGGCCTGTAGCGCGTAAAGCCATCTGGGTCCGGGATGTTGCCGGGGCTTTCCTCGAACAGGCAATTCACCGTGTTTGATCCGGCGATAACCAAGTCAAACTTGTGCAAGAGGTCATAGACTTGCTGCGCCGTGGCGTTGGCCAGATCAACAGCGGATCGCGTTGCGGTAGGTCGGCAGAATGTCGTGATCTGCACAAGCTGCTCGCCGCCGTCGCTTGTCTTGGTATCCCATGCCCGCGCTGTCACGTCCTCGATGATGCAATACGGAAACGGCGTGAGGCTCTCAGGCTGCGTGTCCTGAGGCTTGTCATAGCCGATGTGATTGACCAGCGCACCAAGCGTTGCGTCACCTGCCAGCCGCGCCCTGATTGCCTGCGCTACGCCTGCAAAGTTCATCGCGCTGCCCTCCGAATGATGTCTTCTAGCTTGCCGATGTAGATAGGCCGCATACGCTCCACCGCTGGCCTGAAGAACGGACGCGCTGCCATGCGGCTTGTACCGTATTCCAGCCAAGGCGCGTAATTCAGGGCGCTGCCAACGGTCGCGGTCAGATCTCCCACGCGGTCGAAGGTGATGCTATTGGCAAGCCGCCCAGTGTCGGACATAGGCGGTTGCCCCGGCGCTGATGCGGTGTGCGTGCGCGTCGGGTTGCTTTTTTTGTACGTGATGCCCGATGCTGGCCCGCGCTGAATGCTGGTGACAATATCGGCCCGCATTTCAACAGCCGTCGCCAGCACAGCCTTGCCAGCCTCTTCGCGTAGATCGTCAGACAGCCGCCGCAATTCGCGCTGTAGCTGCTCCGAACCCTCAAGGCGAATGGTGACGGTCATGTGGCCGCGCCCATTTCAACGTCGATTTCAAGCCAACGGTCATCCATGTCCACATTGGCGATGAAACGGATGTTGCACGGCCTGCCCCGGATCAACACGCGGTCTTTCTCGGTCAGGTCGGCATTGTACCGGGTCACGATGCGATAGTTTGCCGTGGCCTCGGTGCGCTCCGACGCCCAGCGCTCGCGGCCTGACAGTGGTTTAACCATCGCTCGCGTCGGTGCGCCTGCAATCGTCGCCCATGCCTGTATCCGCGCGCCGTAGTCATCTGCGGTGTTAGTCACGCGCTCAAACGTCACGGCCTCGCGTAGATCGCGTGCGCTATACTTGGAAGGCTTGCAACAGTTCACCATGCCAATTCATCCGCGCGTCGGTACGGTGCGAGCAACGCCTTGGCCTGATCGGTCATGCCAGCGCAACCCTCATACATGCTTTGGACATACATGCGGATCGCCTCAAGGATCGGCGTCGGGATGCTGCCGGAACCGTAGCCCGCAACGTAGGTTACCTCTACCGCGTCCTGCGCGCGTAGATCGCTCGGCCAGGTCTGACCTTCATCGAGATAGATGCGGCCACTGGTCAGGTCCACCTCGTAATTGTCCGCGCTGTAGGTGCTGGCGTTGTTGCCCCGATCATAGGTCACGATGCTGGTGACGGATTGCAGCGGGGGGAAGGGGAGATCCAGTGTTTCGCCACCGCCCAGAATATATGGCCGCGACGTTGTATGCACGCCCGGCCCCAAGGCCAACAGCCTGTCATCGCCATAGCCGTCTGTGAAGCCGTCCGCCTTGAATACAAACGTCTCGGTTAGGATAGCCTGCCGCAGATATTGCTTCACCGCCTCAGTTGCCGTGGCGATGTAGGCCGTGATGATGTCGTCATCGCCTGAGCCGTCAACGCGCAAAAACAGCTTCATGTCTGCCAGCGAAACGGCAGGGCTGTCTGCCGATGCCGATACCGAAACGGACTTGCGGTTGTATCTCATTTCCGCACCTTGCGTTTGCGGGCTTTGTTCTCAGGCGCTGCTAACATGGCCTTGGTGACGATCTCGCAAGCGCCTTCGCTGATAAGCAAAGCCATCGTGGCGTCGTCAACGTCGCGCTCGGTGCCAGCCGCCCATGTCTGCACGGTGATGCCGTCCAGCGAGATAGGAAAGTTCCGCAGGATTTTGACCTTGGTCATGGGCTGTGCGTCCTCTGCAAAAATATGGCCTTGTCCCAGATGGTAACATTTTCGGAGCACGATATAAAGAACCGCGCGCCATATCGAGCGAATGGCTCGGTCACAAACAGCGTTCCGTTGAAAAACAGGAAGTCGGTGATGCCGCTGCCCTTGGTCAATGCGCGTCGATCACGCGCGATGATGTCCGAATAGGTTTGCCCGATACCCACGTCGATCTCAGCGAATGTCGCCGTGCTGCTGGACTTGCTAATCCGCAGCGTGATGTTGATGTTGTACGTCTCGCCAGTCGCAAACGGCTGCAAGGTGCTATTGCCGAAGATGTCGAGGCCAATACCGCGACGAAAGTCGGTTGTGCTGTCATCAGCCTGCCCGTCAATCGTTAGGTGTGTCAGCGTGTCGGCTGTTATGGATTGCTTATTGTCCACGGTGTGCGTGGCGTCATGCAGGTAAATCCAGCCGCCGTTGTAGGGCGCAAGGCGCTCTTTGCCATCATCCGTGCGAATGATCATGTCAGCTGAGCGCTTGTTGTCCTCGGTGGCGTCCACCAGTTCGGACCAGTTGATGTTGGTCATTGGATACCCCTGCGCTTAGTGACGGGCGACCGTAGCCGCCCGCTTCTAAGATCAGGTTGCCGCCGTACCAGCGTCGATTGTGGCTGTTGCCATAACCGCGCCTTTGTCCTTGCGGGCGTGGACAGTCACAGCTGCGTCGGTGCCGGTTGTGCCGGTTGCCACGATCCGCACGTAACGCTTGCCGCCAACGTAGCCAATCGAGCCGATCAGCTTGTTGTCGTCATCGTCAGCAGTGACGGTCAACGCACTTTCAAGGCCCACTAGGTCAGCATCAGCAACCGCAGTGGCATCAACCGCCGCAGTCGTGTCGCTTTCCTGAACCTCGAACGAGAAGCCCGAAGACGTGCCTGCGTCGGTGACAGTACCGGTCGAGACACTGAACGTCAGCGCCTCCCAGCCCTGCATGTCGATCCAGTCGCCAGCCGCTGCGGTTGTGCCTGACAGAGTAGCGGAAAGGCCCAAGCCAAATTCCGCGTTGTTTCGCATATCAAACTGAGCCATTACGCTGCCACCTTTCCGATAACGATTGCGTCGAAGCTGGTCACGTCTCCGCCCACGCGCTGCGTGGTGTAGTATGTGACGAAGCCTTTGTTGGTGAACGGGTCACGCAGCACCTGCAAGCCAACGCGGTCGAGGATCGTGTAGGCGGTCGAGAAGTCCGCATAAACGACGCTGAGTGCGTTTGCTGCAACCGCAGGCATGTCATCCATGAAGACAACAGGCTTGCCGAGAAGCTGAATAGACGCTTGACCGTCACGCATCAGAACCGGGCTGAAGAAATAGTTGTCGTTGCCCTTGAGTTGCAGGGCCGCGCCAAACGTGGTGCGCTTCATGCCGAAGACCGCGCCAGCTTGGTACTCTTCTTTCAGTGCGTTCTGCACCTCGATCAGACCATCAGAGTTCAGCGCAGCAGCGGAACCCATGTTGATCTGCGTGATTGCATTGCGCTCATATGTGCCAGCCGTTGCAGCCGCCGCATATGTCAGGAAGCCACGCGGCTTGCCAACGCCATCGCCGCTTACGAAAGCGGTGTTCTGCGTGCGTGCAAACTTGTCAGCAACCTTGCGGGAAAGCCATGCCTCAACGTCGAGATAGCTGTCCTCGATCATCTCGGTTGTCATGCGCGGATCGGCTTCGATCTTGTGCGCGGCGATAACCTTCTGACCAAGCTGCGGCGTGTCAGTCTGGCCACCGGATGCGCCTTCACCGACCCAGCGAGCGGCGGCTTCCTGATCGTCGATCAGAATGTCGATGCTCTTTGCGCCTGTGCGTTCGACGTTTGCCACCTGACGCAGCGGCGACGTTTCAAACACGCGGGTGATGATGGTGTCAGACAGTTCCGGGCGAACGAGGTAGCCGCCGTCCGGGTTGACGTCTGTTGACATGGCCTTGACTTCGACGCCTTCCGATCCGGCCTTGAAGCCTTCGGGCAGGGTGCCGTTTGCCATATACTGCTTGAACGCATCGCGGTGCTTTTGCTCAAGTTCCGCGTCCATGCCCTTGGCTTCGCCAGCGCCGGGGCGGTTCATCGCCGCTTCCAGCTTGGCCTGCTTGGCCTGCAACGCTTCCATCTGAGCGGTGACGGCCTCGGCCATCTTGGCGTGCTTTTCTTCGGTCACAACGTCCTTCGGTGCGGATGCCTTGAGAGCATCAACCTCGGAACGAAGTTCTGTCAGGGTCGGGTTGATCTTCTCAACAAGCCCTTTGATTTCTGCAAAATCAGACATTGCGTCCTCCTATGCTTTGCAGTGTTTCGGTCAAAAGTGCTTTGAGTTCGTCAACGTCCCGTTGATCCATCTCAGGACTGGGTGCGGCTACGTCCCGTAGCACTTCATCCCGGCCCTTCCATGCGCCACCCGCCATGGCCTTCGCCACGCGGTTCGAGTAGCCCATATCCTTAAACGCGCGCTCAATTTGGCGCTGCGTAATATCCTCGGCCTTCATCGCGTAGATGCCCGCCATTTCATTCATGGGGAAAGTGACAACGGACGTTTCCCAGAGGTCCAACTTGGTCAGCTTGCGGACGCCTTCGTCCATGTCCATTTCGTATTCTTGGGTGCGGTAGCCGATGCTCAGCCCCTCGATCCCGCCCATCTTGATGAGGTCGGCGATCTCGCCAGCCCTGCCGCGCTTGGAGATACGGCCTTTCATGCGCAGGCCGTTTTCATCCTCGGACATCTCGTCCCACGCGCCGATGGGCTGCGACGGGTCGTGTTGAAACAGCATCTTGGGCTTGCGACCGCTGGCAATGCACTCCTTGAACGCGCCGGGCATAACAACGTCGCCGCCGCTGTCCTTGTTTCCAAAGACCGACCCGTAACCGCTGATGGTCAGATAGTCGTCATCTTCGCCCTCCGCCTTGATTTCAAGGCTGGCGAATTTGGTTTCAAGCGGCTCGCCGCCGTCCTTGCGCGCGTACTGTCGCAGCATGTAGTGCTCCATCTAAGGGCTTCGGACGTCTCACGACGGCCTTTGCAAAATCTATAACACGAAACTGCAAACTTGCAAAGTCTCGCTTAAAACCCCTTAACGCGGTGGATTACCGAGCATCTACAAGCTATAGTCGCCGCCCCCGGCTTGCCCGCCTCGCCCGGATACATGATCGCCAAGTCCGGCCCTTTGATCCACGGCATGGCAAACGGCTCGTCCATCTCGCGCTGCTGGCCGTTCATGGTGACATGGTTGTATTCGTCGTCATCGCCAAAACTGCGCGTCCTAGCATCCTCAACGCTCACCCATTCCTTGATTAGATCAAGGCCCGTTGTCTTGGCGGTTTCGTGCATGGCATAGTTTGCAGCGCCGTGCGTCTCGGTCCTCGCAATCAACGCGCCCCGCGTGCGGCTGATTCTCGGCACGGCTTTGTTGATCCGCTTGGCGATAGCCTCAACGCCTAAGCCTTCGTCCTGCCCCGCCGCGACCTGTCGCACGATCCGCTCTCGCGTCGTCTCGGTCACGCTGGTGATACGCCGCCGGATCGCCTCAAGGTTCACCCACTGCGTTGCCAGCGATAGGAACAGGTCGGTAAAGCTGATCTTGGTTTCCAATATCAGGCCAGCCGCTTTGCCTTGCGTGACGATCCGCGAACCGAAAGCTCGTGCCGTGACCTGCCCGATGTCGAAATACACATCACGGAACGCGCGAAAGTCGTCATCCGTTGGCGCTGGCACATAGCCCAACTCGCGGTACTTGGCGACAAGCTGTTCGCTTTCCTCCCGGATCACCTTGGCAATCTTGCGGCGAAAGCGGCCCTCGGCCACGTCGAGAAGTCGGCGCTGTATTGCCGCCTCACGTTCCGGGCTGTGTCGGATGAATGCCGGGTTAGCCATGATCCAGACCATAGGCCAGCGCCTTGATGTCGTCCGCCGGTAGGTCGAACATGCCGCTGCCAGGTGTTGGCTTAAACTCGCCCTCGGCTTCAGGCTCGTAGCCCATGAGCGTCCGCGCCTCCTGTAGCGTCAGGACGCCCTCTCGGTATGCTGTCACGGCGCGTTGGAACATCCGTTCGCGTAGTGCCTCAAGCGCCGGGATCGTGTCCAGATCGAGGCGCAGTTCCAGCCGGTCGCCATAGCGCGGCAAGAGCCAGTTATTCAGCGCCGCCAGTACCTCGCGCATGATCGGAATAACGGTGTCGGTGTAGAGGCGTTCTTTCGCCTGCTCGAGATTGTTGAACGTGCTGGCGTCGTTGTCGATCAGCGGCAAGGGAACGCCCAGCGCCGCCGCGACGTACTTCGCCGTCTCGCGCATGGTGTTGCTGAAGTCCATGTCGCGCGCGGTCTGCGAAAGCGCCTGCCATTCGGCGTCATCCGCCAGCATGGGGATCTCGCCCGCGTTTTCTGCGCCCTGCATCTTGGCTTTGAAATACTCACGCATACGCGCAACCATCTCGCCGGATGGATAGCCGCCTTTGAACCGGATCAGGCCGCTGTCGAAGATGCTGAGGCGTGGGAAGAGCGGATCGCGATCCGTATGTTCGACGGCGGAATGTCTGAAGTTGAGGCGATCAGGGCGGAGGCGATCAAAGCACCGGATCGGGTCGAGCCTAAGAAGCGGGATCAGGTTAAGGCCGCGTCTGACATTGCCCAGACGAAACGACGAAGGCAGTCGGGAACCTGATTTCGT